ACTGCGGTGGCTACTGCGGTGGTCTCCGTGACGGCTGCTACGACCACTGCCACGACCATTGCGATCCATATCGTTGGCGGAGTCCTCAATCTTACCCGCACCGAGCATACGGTTCATGTGGGCATCCGATGAGCCAGGACCCATCGGGGCGGAAAGGATGTCCTGCTCCGTGAGCACGCCCTTGATGATACGGGATGAGCCCTTGATCGTCTCCATGAAACCGCTATTGACTGCGATGACGTAGAGTTGGACGGCAGTCTGGGACTCACCCGTCTGGTTCTGGACGGACAAGTTGAACTGGAGGGAGAAGTTACCAACGAGCGAAGGAGCCTGCCCAGCCTGGAGGACGATATCACGACCAGGCTTGAGAACCAGCGGACCACCAACGAGCGGAACCATAGTACCCTTGGGTGTGGTGTAGGCTGTGTTGTTAAGGGCTGAGGTATTCGCATAACCACGCCACTCGTCCCAGTCCATCTCCAGACCGTTGCGAACTGACATGCGGTACAGTTGCTCCTGCGTGTGGGATGAAAGGAGACCAGCGTAGTTATCAAAGTTCACGGAGATACCTGTGATCGGGAGAACCCAGTCGCACTGCGAAGGGTCAATGGTAGAGCCACCCGCCGTCGTGGGGTAGGTGTTCGGGCGGGCATAGATGACGAGCAGATCCGGGATCGCAGGAAGCGTGATCGTCTGGGATGTAATTCCCTGTGAAGTTATGCTGGTCATGTTTGTGGAGCCTGCGAAAATCGTGCCGTATGTGATAGCCGTGAGGGACTGGGAGATATAACGGGGGTAGTCCATGTAGGGCACGATGCTCTTCGCCGGGAGCGGAACATCAAGCGACGGCGTAAGGTACTGGACGTTTACGGCGGCGTTCTGGACAGCCCCGCCAGAGACAGACGACTGGAACAACTCGTTACTCGCTACCACGCTCGTTGTGGAGGTGGCGTTACCGCCCTGACCAGCAACCTGGCTGAAACGGAGAATACGCCCACCGCCGATCGGGTTCTGGAAGTTCATCAGCAACTGGATGTTCTGGACACCAAACAGACCCGTGCTGACCTCGTAGTCATCCGCCCAGATGAACGGGCTGATGAGGAGACGCTCCGTGGACTTGAAACGGAAGTAGAGACGGAAGACCTGTGTCGCCGTAACGTTCGCACCATAGCAACACTGCGTGCTACCGTTGGTGAACGTAGTAAGGGTGTATTCCTGAGTTCCAGTGGCGGCGGCGACCGTCGTATCGCCCGTGGCTGTGGGGACAACACCAACAGCGTTCGTCCACTGGAAGTCGCCCCAAGCACCGTTCGGCTTCTCATCCACGTTGTATGCGTTCTCATAACCGCTGAGCGGGGAGTTTCCAACCCTCGGGTACTGGGACTGGATCTTGGCATCCGTAGACTGGGCGACAGGGAAGGAGTGCGGGTACTTCAGGTGTTTATCCAACATCGTCGGGCACGTTCGCTGCTTACGGTGCTTCTTGTAATCCGCAAGGCGGAGAAGTTGGGCAAGAACATCGTTGGTGTTCACGACCGTAGTGGTGTCGTTAATTGTGGCAGACATCGTGGAGCAAAGTTGGTGGAGCGGGAACGGAGCAAGGGCACAGTCCTTACCATAGACAACGATAGGAGCACCCGTGACGGCAGTGCCAGTAAGCGTAACATCAACAGAGCCGTAGATGGTCGCTGTCCAGTCTACGGCACGATCCACAAAGACGGACTCGCTCGGGACGATGACGTTATAGGTACACTGGGACGAGGTAGCGGTAATCGCCCGATACGTCACGTTGGTAAGGGAAAGCGGTCCCTTCTCTACGGCGAACTTGGGCTTCGGCTGGAGGATGCGGGAATCCACGACAGACACCTTCTGGATCTCAGAGGACATTGTGTATACCAGTAGTTCCGTTTATTTTTTAAGAAAAACGACGGGGCTACTTCTTTCGGCGGAACAAGAGACGAACGTGGATAGTTGAGAAATTGTAAAGCCGTAGAGGAACAAGCGTGTTTGTTAAGCGATTACGCCAATTGACCTGGAAATCAATCGTCTTAATCTCCGTGTGGCTGGTACCCAGAGACACCGGGACGAACTCGCCTTGGGTTTCGTAGAACAGACATCCACGCCAATCGTCCGCTCCTTGATCTGGGTAGGTGTGATTGAAATCCAGAAGCACTTGCTGGAAACTAGAAGAGCCACTCTTCGCAGCACCAGTAGTCCCTGTGCCGTTTACGATTGGTCCAGACACGTACTCATTACGAATTGGAAGCATCGTCGTGGTTAGGACGATTGAGTCTACCGGACTCCAGAGACTGCTCGTGCTTAGGAAATCCTGAACGGTTACATAGTTCAACCTCGGGGTGCTATACGCCAGCCCCGTGCTCGGATCAATCATCGTCTGGATGTTTGTACCTGTCTTGTTTCGCACACACAGAACGTTTTCCGGAAGGTAGAGAACCTGAGCACCGCTGGTCGTGCCACCGCCAGAGGCTGCGAATACAACTTGAGCACTACCAAAAAACTGCGTATCAAAGTTCGTGAAGAGACCATCAAAGTTCAAGTTGTATCCAACGAACAGAAACTCCGTAGTGGCACTCGTCGGAGCAAGACCATAGGTGGTCAGATTAGCACCGGTCGGAGGTCCAACCAGCGTATTCGCCAGGGCAGTGGGCTTGCTCCAACATGTGCCCAGAGTGTCTGTGTAGAAAGCGAACTGTTTTGTGACTTCATCATACTCCAGTGTAGGACAGCGGTTCAGGAGCGTGTAGCCACTCATGTTCGTCATCTTGCGGATATTGGTCTGGAGTGTGCCATAAGCAGTCAAGAGGGCAACGTTCACCAACGACACCACGTGATTAAAGGAGTATGCGTAATAGTAATCCGAATCACTCTGTGCGGGCGTAGCCGTCGTAGGAATTGAAGTACCCTGATCCTGATTTTCCGGAGTCCATTGAATAAACGTCTCATCGCTCTGCCCGAACTTCATAACGCTGGCTGTGTTATCCCACACCGCCGCAGAAAGCGTCACGCTATAGACTGTGTTATTAACAGATGACCCCTGCTGGATCTGCGGGATAAGAACCGGAAGAGTCTTACCGCCACCGTTAATCTTACACTTCAGGACACAACACTCGTAATCATTCGCATCCTTCAGGATTGGAACGTCACGAGTATCAGTGTAGGTCGCAATAGGATCAGGACCAGTGCCACCTGTACTCGTGTTGTTATTCACAATGTTCGCCGTATAGAAGATGGTGTCCGCATCACCACGGGAGTTCGGCAGTAAGGCATACGATGACATTTCTACTTATAGCGTCTTTTTTTTGTTAGTCTTAACCCCGCAGATTACTTCCTGATGAGCCTGAAAGTGAATGCGGAGACCATCTCATCCGGATTTAGGCTATACTTTTGGCACTCCGCATCAACCCACGATTTATAGGCACGGATATTCATCGCACGATGGTAGAGCCGGGTTACACAATGGCGACCACACGTAGAAATGTCCCCCTTATCTTTTTGAAGATGATAAGGATTAATCACGAGTTTATATTTACTGGCTCTTAATAGATTAGTCAATGTGGGGTAGTCTTGGTCCAACTCTTCACGCTTGGTTTTTGAAAGCCACTTCCCCTCCTCGTCAGGGCGGTATCCCCCATACGGATCAAAATATTCAATCACCCCGCCCTTCTTCAACATACAAACCCAGTGTCCAGTGTGCTCGTTCTCTGTCAGGTAGAGAATTAAACACCTACCGTAAGAGTCAAATGCTTCTTCAATATGCGACATGTCGTTCAAATCTGGATAAGAAATAATCTTGAGGTCTGGTAGACACTTGCGGATATCACCATCCGACAGCGGATACTCAAGGATTTCTTTATCCTCTTCTTCATCCTTTGCTGTCTGGCTACCACCACGCATACTCATCCTGCTGTGTCTCCCTTCACTGGCGTAGATCGCCCGAAGTTGGCGTTCAGCCATCTCCCTCGTTAAAGGATGATGACTAAACGCTTGATCCGTGTCCTTCTTATATACACGGTAGCCACGCTGACCCTCCGCATATTTGTAGGGTTTTATCACGTAAGGCATTTCTCTCTGATTAGTAGTAATGAAAACAATCAGGGAAAAGTTCCTCGCCCTACATTTACTACCCGATACTGGTTTTATGGATTTGGAACAATTAGCACAGGTCAGTGGGTTTCCTGTGGAGGCTCTGAAGACTGTGGCACGGCGGGCACGGAAACAGGTTGATCCGTTTGAACCGCCGAAACCACAGAAGGCAAAGGCGAAGGCGAAACCGGACGCCTTACCTCAGCGACTGGCAATTCCGATGAGGGTATATTCGTTTTTAATGCGAACGAAACCGGTGTTTGAGAAGTCGGATCGGGACGTGGCGATACAATATGGACTGCTTCTTGATACACCTGAACATGAGACAGACCGTTCAACTCCTCCGGCTTCTCCACATCCTGAACCGAATCAAACTTCCGATGAAACTCTGCCTGAACTTCAGGAGGAATTAATGGAGCAATCTCCTGAAGCCTTTCATACGAGTCCTTGGTATACTTCAGCAGGTCATGAGCAGTCATCCGCTGATCCCGTGGCAACGACAGTTCAATGCTTAGAAACCGGTACAGCCGAGCATACTGGATTGACGCCAGACGATGACCCTCAGCCCGTTTCGCAAGTCCATAATACGACCCAACCGTGTTTAAAACCGAAACGATCAAGGAAGCCACGCCGAGCGTAAGCGATGCTACGCCGGGCATCCCCACGAAGATGCTGGTAGACCCAACGCTACAGAAGCCCACAACAGAACTCATCACAATCACCGGCAAATCTATCCAAGCCTTACGAGAACTGTATATCTCTTCCCCTTTCTTGTGTATCCAAGCAAGACCGTGGGCTTTTTCACCCGTGCTTTTGAAATACTGCTCCAGGTTCTCGTTCCATGAGATTTCTCCGTGGATACTATCTGCTGCCATTCGTCTCTATCAAATAGCGACAGATTTAATGAAGCCGATGGAGCGTAGTCTAGCGGGATGGGCTTTGCTTGGACACCCTCGTCGCTGACGTAGTAGTAACGTGGATGGTAAACTCTGGTATCCATATTGAATCCAGAGGTAAAATCGGAGCGTATAGGACGCTTGGCTTTTTTATGCCCGTTAAGAAATGTCCTACTGTTTACTGCCTATTGAGCCGAAGGACATGCCACTTTATGACCTGTATAAGAAGGCGATCACCGCTTTTTGGGTTTCCGGCGAAGTTCAGGTCCAGCAGAGGGATCACGCAGACTGGGAAAAGATGAATGATAATGAACGCTACTACATCAAGCACATTTTGGCGTTCTTTGCGGGATCTGATGGAATCGTCGCTGAAAACTTGGCTTTGAGGTTCTATGGGGAGTCCACATCCGCAGTTGTGAAACTCTTCTATGGTTTCCAAATTGCGATGGAAGGTATCCACTCGGAAGTCTATGCGAACATGATAGACAGTTTCATTCACGATAAACAGGAAAAGGCAGAACTGTTTAATGCGATCATCAACTATCCAGCAATCAAAAAGAAGGCGGACTGGTGTATCAAGTACATCAAGTCCGCCGACGATTTCAGGGTACGCTTGATCGCTTTTGCGGTGTGCGAAGGTATCTTTTTCAGCGGTGCTTTCTGCTCCATTTTCTGGCTCAAGTCTCGTGGCATCTGCCCCGTGCTGGGACTAGGCAATCA